TGCACTTGCAACAGTGAAAGAACAAATAAATATAATAATAAATATAACAGCCAGTAATACCAACGGATCTACCCTTTAAATCTAGCTTTACGTGCTGTAGTAATTAATTGATTTGTTATGCCACTTATATGTTTTGTCGATGAACTTAGCTCTTTCTATTGATTCTTTGCTTGGTGGATTAGGTCGCTTAAGTATATCTTTCATATCTGTCTTTTGTTTGGGTCCAGAATCCATTCTTGCTCAATCGCTTGCAAGGCTCTCGCTAGCTGATCCTGTTGTCTGAGTGTTGGCTGGTCGTGTGGATCATTTAGCTGTGATGCCAATAGATTGAAGCGGTCACACATGCTCAAATAAGCCTTACTCATTACGTTGTCTTTAGCTTTCGTCCGTCGTCGTTGTGTCATCGATCTTGTGTTGTTGTGATTGTGAACTGTTCGATACCCAAGGCGCTGTTAGCCGCATCTGTGGGAGCCTGTGGCCTGCCTTAGTGGTCTCTTGGTATATCGGTGGCCTAATCGCTGTTTGATGCCCTTCCTGGGCCTTGTAGGCATCAATGGCGGTGTTGACTGTTGCTTCTGTCTTGGCATCGATCCATAAGGACTCAAGCCAATAGATGAGTGCATAAGCTAGGTGTCGGAAGGGTTTAGGTAATAGATTGGTTCTTTTATATAAAGATATGGATTGCTGTAACCGTAGTCTATAACTGGGATGTTGCATGTTCTTTTATCGAAGCGAACAGATGAATTAAAAAATAAATAAATGTGCTTAATACTTAGTTATAAATGATAGATAAGCCCTATAAGGTGAGCATAGCGGTATAAACAAAGTAATTACTACTAGCTAGTAATCGAAAGCTAGTGATACCAGTGGATCTGAAGGGATGATGCCTTTAAAATTAGATAAGATCATCAATCAACCCTGCTAAATGATAGGCAATAGTGCTGATTGTGAGCGCAATATATTATTTTGCAGGGGGCTATGGGGGTGATCCTCGGCCTACGGTATTACGTATAGACCTCAGATTTTTCTAACAAAATACTCCAAGGTATATATTAGCTATATTAGCTATAGTATCTATAGCAGTTATCAGTTCTTTAAAATAACAATATTACTACTTAAAAATCTTTATCTAATACATATAGCAGCTCCGCTGCCAATGTATACAATAAAGGTAATTTAAGCTGCTTTTACTTATACTCGCTTCGCTCGTATACAAACACTAGGTTTTTAGTCTTTTATTGTCTAATAAATGATTGTCTAAAAAGCCCCTTTAGGGGCACCGTTAGGTGACCGTAAAGGGGTTGCATCCTTTGTTCGCCATATCGAAAGGGGCACCAGTCCTTTCAATAATGTGCAACCGGCTCAGATCCCAGTCCAGGTGTGGACTTTAGAGCGATCTTTAGGTCTCATAGAAAGTTGATGTGCTCCTAGTCCAAGGGCAAGGGCATCTGTAGCTCTTTGGGGATCATCCCGTAGCATCTGTTGCATAGCTTCCCATTCGTCTTGCTGTCGTTGAGCCTGTTGTTTATGAGCTGAGAGTGATAGAGCATCTGTGAACCATTGAACACCTTGACTAAGTGCATCAACACGATCATCAAACCTAATAGCACCTTTTTCTCTAGTTAATTTAGAGAGTTGAGTAGCCAACATATATTCTATTCTATGTTCTGGTGCTTCTTCTGGATTAGATCTATAGTCCCATTCAATAATTTTAGGATCAATAATCAATCTATGTTGATTAAGTACAGGTTCTAGGCAATCAATAATACGTTCTTCTTTACGAACAGTAGCCCGTACTTCTTCTATATGAACATTCATTTGAAGTTGTGTTGTATGTTTTCTAATAAGTTCACATACAGCACCATCGCCAAAGTTACTTTCGACTAATAGAGTAGAAGCTTGATATCGTTTAGCAAGTTTAAGGATATCAATCAATGTTGCATCAGAGTAACCTTCTCTATAAGCCTTCATATCTCTAAAGAAGATATATCCATTAGCTTGAGATAGAACAGCAGCAGCACATTCATCTCTACCTCTACCAGATGGATCAATGGATACTATAGTTTCATCAAAGGGGCAAGAGCCTGCATCAATAAACATAGGTCCGTACCACCTATCACCTGGGAGACCAACTGCTGGTAATTTCTCTAAGCAATAGCGAGGATCAGCGGCCCATGTATAAGTTTGGGCACATTCATTACCAATTGGTGTAGTAATAAAGTCAGCGAATCTAAGGGGAAACTTTTCAGCATCAGAGAGAGTAGTATTTAACTGAAACTGGAGTTCAAAGTTAGAGCGGCCCATAGAAGCCTCTCTTTCCATCAGTTCTTTATCAGAGAATCTAGTATCAGTAGGAGTACCAGTTAAGGATTTATCTTTATCTAGATCTTCTAATAGTTCTGGAGCTAATAAGCCTTCATATAGTTCAGGATTTTCTGGATATCTAGAGGGCCAGATATAAGGTTTATAACCTTTAGTACTAAGGGATCTATAACAAGTAAATGTATTTTGAGGAGTACCCAGGAAGATAATTCTAGAAGATGCTTTAGGCATCAAGATAGCTTCTGATTCTGATATTAATTGGAGAAGTTTCTCTCTTTGCATATCAGTGGCTGAGTTATTAGGTACTTCAACATCATCATATAGCTGTATGTCACTGCGGCTACCAGTCATGTTGCCAGTTATACCGACTGATTTAACGGATGGCGACTGAGTTGGTTTACAACCACCAACATCAAAGTTAATACGAGACCATCTGTACTCATCACCTTTTGGCCGCATATGAGCTAGCCACGGAACAGAGAGGATTAGTTTTTGAATAAAGATAGAGTTATTATCTGCTCTTTCTTTAGAAGCAGAGATACACATTATCTTTTTATCAGGATCTTTATATAGCTCCCAAAGAACATAAGCTGAGGTTACGTAAGATTTACCAATACCTCTAAAAGCTTGTACTTGGAGTCTTTTAGGGCCATGTTGTAAGTATTCAGCTATGCAATATTGGGCACGGGTTGGTTTAGGTAGACCCAACTCATGCCAAATAGCGGATAGGAAAGATTTAAAGTCTGCTTTAAGTTTAGCTTCTAATTGATCTGTTTTTTTTGAGGGTCTTACCATCCTTATCTGTATCCTTGATCATCAAGTCTTTGTTCTTTTACTGGATCATCAGATAGTGGTGCTCTAGGGCCTTGTTTATCATAAAGTTGTGGGAATAGGTTTTCACCTTCTTCTTGATCAGCCACTGCTTTATAGAGTTGAGTACCAATCCAAGTACCAGCTTCTTCCGCTTTAGGCATCAAGAAATGGTTTCCTAGTGCATTAATAGCAACACCAGCCCCTAAGTTTTTAACAGTATTACCAATACCTTGAGCTAGTCTTACGTATTTAACTTGTGTATCAGTATTAAATGCTACTGGTTTTGGATATCTGAGAATCCTCATGTTTTCATGATCAATTGGTGGAAACCCAGTGTACTTAGTATTAGGGAACTCGTTAGCACCGTGAGATATTGTTCTAGTGATGTAATCATGTCTATTAAGGATTTCTAATCTATTCTTTAGCATGTTGTTTTGTTTAGCCTTTTCAGCTAAACGTCTCATCATCATACTTAACCTATCAGCAGGGTTTATGGAACCACCCGGTCCTGATCTGATGTTATTAAATGGGGGTTCATATAGGCCACCAGTAGGCCGGATATTATTAGCAGGCATATGCTCCTGTAGGGATGTTTAAATTAGCTTTATAACTCAATGTACCTAAATGATATCTAAGGCCCCTTATAGGGGCTCCTAGATACCTTAGATGAAGCTTTATACTGTACCTTTCTTCGGGCGTATCTTGCCGTTCCTGGTTCCACCATAGTTAGGTAGAACTTTACCATCGTAGATTTTTACAGGGCTAGATGGTCCAGCATTAACGGCTACATGTGTCTTACCGTTCTTGTCAATACGGATTGGTCTTGATTTAGCCATTATTAATTCTGTGTAGATGTAGCCTTACCGATCGTTCCTGTTGTTTTGCCGCCAACAGTTGAGTTACTTACGTTGTTATATTCAGTAGTGATTGCTGTATTTACAAGAGTAATTAGATCTGCCACTGTGTAAGCAGAGCCTGCTGCATTAGCTGCTGCTTGTGTAAGAGCTACTGTTGAATGGTGAGTATATTCAGGCTTAAGGATATACTTACGGGTATTAGAGATTGCCATTTTTGTTTATTAGTAAAAAGGGTTAATTGCTTGTAACTGTGAGTGTTCCCATTGCTGGTATTCTTCCTTTATTTTCTCTAGCTGTTAGTCTGAGATCAAAAGGTTTAGTTAGATTTGTTTTAGGTAAGAAAGTAGTATTTACCATCAGGCATTACGCTTGGTTGGTTTCTTCTTTGCTCGCCTAAGTGTGTCCTTCTCTCTTTGCCATTGTTGTTGTTGTAGTTGTAGCTTCTTTAGAGTGGCCTTTTGGCCGCTAGTTAGGGGTTTTGGGGCATTATTTGTGGGCATAGCTGTTTATTGTCAGTTAAAAGTTCATTTATGAAGCTCTCAATGTTCATTGATCCTTTTGCTTGATTACATGTAATACATGCAGTACAACAGTTGTCAGCATTCGTAGGACCAGACTTACATTTAGGTCTGATATGGTCAATGGTCAGGTTTTCTGTAGATCCACAATATTGACACCGCCAATTATCTCTAGTGAATATAAGTTCCCTCCACATTCGTTTAGCATCACTGCTACGGAATGTAAGAAGGTCTTGCATAAGATAATTAGCGGTACTTCGCATGTAGATTCATCCTTTTTTGAGACGGCCATTTTTACCATGTCCATTACGGGCACGATTCTTCTTAGGGGATTCAGGCGTTAGTTTTCCTGAACTGGTATGTGACATATCTGGTCCACCTTTGCCATAGACACCACGCCGCCGTCTTTCAGCGTTCAGTGAAGATCTATAGGCTTTATTGGTAGATGTTTTATTCCTTTTTCTTTGAGCACTATTTTTCTTTGCTGCTGCTTTTGGGTTAGCGGCATAATATCTAGCACTCTTACCTGGACTTGATGCACGTTTAGGAGCCATTTAATTGATCTCCTCTTGAACCTCATCAAATGAAAGTTCAGGTATCAATCCCACTAGACTGGCTAGCGGACTGTTCTCTACAGGAACACCTGTAATGTCATTAGTTTTTAACCAATCTGTTGCAGCTCTTAGATCTGCTGTTGTTGCTTCACCTGTTTTAATACGGGTGATAAATTCAGTTGTTACTAGACCGTGGAGCATTTCAAATTGGGCTTCAGTTCCCATCTTTGAAGCTGGTTCTTTTTTAGCCATCTGGTTTTCTTCCCGTTGCTATTGTTTCTAGTTTGTTTTCAATACGGATCATGTGTGCTTCAAACCGATTTAGAGCCTCAGCTAGTTCTGCACGTTTTACATAATCCTCAGCAATACGGATCTCTACAGAATCCACACGCCGATCCATATCAGATATTCTGTTATGAACCCTATTAGTTACTGCTGCACCAGCAGCTACAATTGCTATTGCAGCAGAAACCCCTGCTTCAATCATTTTCCTCTACAAGTTTAATTAGCTTTTGTGGATATACAGGATCTGTAGCGTAACCTTCTGCTTTAAGTAGATAACAGCATTCCTTAAAGTTTAATGCACGGTTCACACCCTTATATCCTTTGTAATTTTTATACCATTTTGTCACTAATTCATTCACACAATCAAAAGGTGAATCAAAGTCTTTAAAGCTAGCTTTTATGGTTACTGGTCCAGCTCCATAATCTTCCCAGGTAGTTTTGATTGTACCCGGTCCTTTAATACCAAAATAATTGTTCTTTCCAGATTGGGCTGTGCCAAAAGCAGATTCTAATGCCCATTGAGCAGCTACTACTTGTGGATATTTTGCGCCAGCCTTTTCTGCTGCAGCTTCGATACCTTCCCAGGAAATAGGGACATTCTCATCAGATTCCATTAGTGGCACGGATCGCCACCTTTTAACCCATTCAGCATCGTCTTTCAATGCTGTTGGCCATAGTTTTTTCTCTAACATTTCTATGGCTTCAATCTGATGGCTATGTCCCTTGAAGTTTTTTACTACATCAAGGAGTTTTATTGCCATAGATTTACCGCAACAAATCCTTGATTTTATTGATACGGTCGTCCTCTCCACGGTGAGGTTTCAAGGCATCCACAGCTTTCAAAAAAAGTTGTACTACGCTATTTGATTTTAATCTACTACCACCGATGACTTCTGAAGCTAAAAATAGAGCTAGAAAGCCAAGGGTCTCATAAGAGATCTTGATTCCAAGAATTGTAAGCATTGTTTTTTCTTTATTGTTTAGTTTGGTTCCGGTATTAACTGTCCTGGTAGTTCTAAAGAAGGAAGGATAGGTGGTTCAATCATTTAGACTTTATATCTAATAACGACTTGTCCAGACCCACCATCTCCAGCTGTATCACTGCTATACACCCAATAACAACCACCGCCACCACCACCAGTGTTTGCACCACCGTCTCCACCATGATTTTGAGATGCGTTGCCGCCTGCGTTAGGCCATCCAGCACCACCAGTGCCATTGGTTGACATGCCGGAAGCGCCACCACCGCCGCCAATTCCGCCACTGCCGCCATATGTACCACTATGGCCGGCACCGCCACCGCCGTAGTATCCGACTCCCCAAATCTGTACACCAGCTCCGCCGTTACCTCCCGTGGTGCTACTGCCATCACCGCCATCAGCACCAGCACCAGCACCACCGCCTGCGAAGTCTTGCGCGCTGCCTGATCTGTATCCTCCTTCATTGCCTCCATAAACTGTGTCATAAGCATCTTGATCATTAGGCGCAGTTCCACTTATAGGTGTAATGCTGTATAAACCTCCACAACCTCCCTCATTTGCTCCTTGTCTAGGACCTTTATTATAGTAACCACCACCAGCGCCACCTCCTGTAGCTGAATATCCATTAAAAGTTGATGTTCCACCATCATTTGCAAAAGTACTGGTAGCATCATTACCGACAGCAGCACCACCTGAAGCAATAACAACAGAATAATTTCCTACAGCTAGAGTTTTAGCTGTAATTAAGATTACACTTCCTCCACCTCCACCTCCACCGTAGAACCTGCCTCCACCACCACCACCAACGATAAAAGCATCCATTTCTCCTCCACTAGTTACCTGAAAAGTTCCGTTTGAGGTGAATGTATGAACCTTATAAGTAATGCCATCTGGATATGTATTCGTAGTAACAGTTCCTCCTGTTGCTTCCATAAGTGAAACACCACCGCCTGCACCTAAAAACATTTGTTGAATACTCATCAGCTTAACCCTGCACCTGAGATGTAACAAGTACTAGCAGTTACAAATAGTAAAGTAGCCATACCTCTTGCTGCTAAAGTTCTACTAGCATCAGTACCATCAGCAGTGTTATAAATAGATGCTGTACCTTTTTCTATGAATAGAGTATAATCACTATGATTTACAATGGTTATTGCATCTCCTTCAGAGAATACATTATTGTTTACTGTTACTTTTGTGCCCGCACTACCTGCAACATAGTCAGCAGCCGGTTGAAATAGTAAATGCTCACCAGCATTATCAGATA